CGTGCATGTGTTTAAGATGATTAGTTTGGATTGTATGAATTGTTTTTTTTAAACCTGTTATATGACCGTATAAAGCAACAATATGTTCTCCTGTTGTTTTAGGTGTCTTAGCCATTAGTCTACAGGAGTTATTGATATTTCGCCAACACCAGCACCATGTCCAATAAAGGCTACCTTGTCGCCAGATTTAAAAGAAAAAACTTCTACATGGTTAGTTGGCATTAAAGGATCAGATTCTGTTGCAGTAGGATTAGTTCCAAATTTAATATGTGCATGAGTAGTTGTTGCTATTCTAACTAAACCACTTCCTGTTTCTATAGCAGTTGATTGAACTGAAGAATTTTCTACAGTTCCTGTGTAGCTTGAATTATCTGGGTCTATTTTAGTATAGTTTCTAATCATTTCTTTTTCTTCTTTTTCTTTCTTATTTTATATTTACCTTTAACAAATCTTTTACGATATAACTCTTTTAACATATTTGAGGTAGTAATTGCCATTATTTTTTTCTTGGTTTGTATTTTTTAATTGCTCTTGCAATGAATATGTTTTTATACAAAGAAACCTTTTTACCAAACTTTTTGTCAGCCTGCCTTTTAGCTGATTTATATGCACGACTTTTTTTATTAAAAGATTTAGGCTTTCCTAATTTCTTTGGTCTAGGTCTGGCATATATAGGTTTCTTCGTAGGCATTACTTCTTCTTTTTCTTTTTGTATGCTTTTGCTTTTTTCTTTCCAGCTTTTGTATATGGAAATTTTTTACCTCTTACCATTGGCATAATAAACTCCTATTAGTTAGTTATTTTTCCACCTGACCACTTTGCATCAGGTAATCCATTTGTATATGATTTGCCGTCAAATGTTAATACTTGTTTTCTGTTACTTCCATCTTTGTACGAAACATGAATCCAGCCACTATTTTGTTCTCCTGTGTAGTACTCTAAAATTAGTTGGTCAAAATCTACATTGTTTTGAATCCATAAAGCTACTTCAAGATTAGAAACTCCTAAGACTTCCATATCACAAGCCTCTCCTAGACAATGCTGTGATGTTGCTTTTGAACCTATAGCTTCTGATAATTCTGGGCTACGATAACCAGATGTGATTGTGATTGGCTTTTCAAACTTTGCTCTGACAGGCTCTAATACTTCATAACAAAGATCGCCAAGATTTTTAATCTCTCCAGCACCAGCTTTGTTTTTAATACCTTTTCTTGTAGCAGTTTGAGATTTCTCAAATTCTTCTAAAGTAAAATGTTTAGATAATTGCATTTAAACCTCTTATGGTTTAGTTGGAAATTCTACTGCTTGTACTTGTTCTACTGTTGTTAAATTTTCTGTAATATCTCTTAATGCTTGTCTATAAGTTTTAAATCCAGCAGATAATGTAGTGCCTTTTTCTTTAGCCATGATTACTTCCCAATCGCTATCAGCTAATAATTTATTTCTTTTGGTTCTTAAATCTGCCATAGCCATATCAAATTCTACTGCTGTGAATTGTGCTTGTATATCAGCTACTGGTATTGGTGTTGTTCCATTGTGCCAAGTTATTTGATTAACATCATTAGCATTTACAGAAAATTCTGCATTAGGATTTATTTTTTTTATTGCTTTTTCAATCATTATGCTTCTATCTCCATAACTGTTATTGTACTATCTCCAAAATCTGCTGATCCACTATCCCAACGTTGATTTACTTTTGCACTATTTCCAGAATTAGAAAGTATTTGTAATTTATAAGTGGTTGCAGAAGTTGTTGATGGAGAATCTAAATATGAACAAGACATAGAACTTCCAAAAGCACCAGATGTGGAATAATCTGCATAATCTTGAAAAGTTTGTATTCTACTTGAACCTCTAAGAAGTGTTAAATGATTTGGAGCATCTTCACTAGACATATAAACAGTTGCTACTATGTAAATTTTATTACTTGATGAAGCTGGAGTTATTGAAACAGATAATCCAGTAACATCAACAAAACTTGTAGATGTTGTTGAAAACGCATCTGTTTTGTTTGCACTAACAACTTGCAAAACCTTACCAGTAGAAATAGCTGCTGGTAATGCTGTTACACTAGATAAAGAATTATTATTTAAAGTTATTATTGCCATACTATACTCCTATTAAAGCCTTTACCTCAGCTTCGGTTAATCCTAAGTCTAAAAGTTTTTGTTTGCCAGATGCTTTTTTAGTTTCTGCATTTGCTTCAGCATCTTTTAATTCTTGTATCTTTGCATCTACTTCTGCTTTAGATGGCATAGTAGCACCATCTTTAATAATCTTTATACACTCATAACACATTCGTTGGTCGTTAGGAATTTTGTTACCATTGTCGTCATGTGTTTTCCAACCATACCAGTTGCCACCATTAAAAGTTTGTAATGCAGATTGTAAATAATCTTTATCCATCTTATGTATCTCCTAATCTAATAAAAGAAAAACAAGTTCCATTTTCAGTTGTGCCACCATAAGTAGTTGAACTTGCGTTATCAGTTGAAATTGAAAACTTAACTTTATGTGTTGAGGTGCTAGTTACATCAAAAAGAAATTCAGTTTTACTGTTTGCATAAACTGTATTTCCAAAATTAAATTGATTTGTATAATTTGAAGCTGCACCAGTATAACTAGAGTTATTTGTAGTTACTTGAATACTACCATTGTGCGCTCTATTAGAGCCATTAAGATAAGATGCAAAAACTGCTGTAATTAAATAAACACCAGTTGATGGAAAAGTAAAAATACCAGAACTTTCTGACATTCCAGTTCCAATCAATCCTGGACTATTTGTATCAATTCTTTCTAAGTTAGAAGTTAAATCTCCAGAACCAGTAAATGAAGCAGTTAATCTCCATTGGTCAGCTTCTGTAATTCCACCAGCTGGTACTTCTGCAAAAGTATTATCTCCTCTTAAAAAGGTTGTGGCATCTTTAGTTCCTGTTGCTGTTAGCTTAGCAAGTGAAACTGAACTGTCATTTAATTTTGATGTAGTAACAGAACTGTCAGCTAGTTTAGCAGTAGTAACTGTATTATCTGAAGGTACTCCTAAGTCTAATACATTACCTAGTATCATTACAAAGTCTATGACATCACCAGTAGATAGAGCTGATGCAAAAGTTATTGTTGAACCAGATACAGTAAATGAATCTGTTGGTGCTTGTAAAATTCCATTTAAACTAACCAGCATATGATTCTCAGATTGTGGAAATACATTACTACCCCCTACTTGTAAGGTGTATGCAGCTTGACCATTAACTACAGATATAGCATCACACTTCTGAAAGTTTCCTATTACTGGGGTTTTTCCTATGTATGCCATTACTCTCCACCCCCATTATCTATAACAGTATTTCCTTCTGCTATCCACTCTTGAATTGCTTGGTAATCTGTGTTAGCTTGGTCTAGGGGTACTCCCCAAACTTGACCATTATCTAAAGTCATTTTGTAACTTGTAAATTGATTGTTAAAATATATTTTTTCTACTATCATAATTATAACTCCGAAGATGCAAAAATTCTTGATACATCTTCTCCTAATGAGTACAATCTTCCAGTGGTTAAACCGCTAAAGTCATTATTATTTAGATTCCCATAGCCTTCATTATTTGCATTTATATTAACAGTAGCTGTTGTAGATGTTGGGTTAGAGAGATAAAAATCTGTAAATTTTAAATTTGCTGTTGAGGTATAACTTGGTGTCGCTCTCATAGATAAATGGTCTACTTTAAAAGAAATAGATGTAGCTGTAGCACCAACTCCAATTCCATTACTTACTTTTCTAAAATACCTTTGACATCTAGCTAAATTCACATCATAAGGCAAGAACTCAAAATCAGATGCAGTTGTTCCAGCTTCTAGTTGTACTCCTGTAAAATTAATGTAGTTAGATGTGCTATCTGCAAGATTGACTTGACCTACTGCTCTGTTTGAGTTTGTATATGAACCCCAAGATGTATTTAAAGTTCCTGATGTAAAATCAGTTCCAGCAACTAACCACATTAATAAATCTAAACTATTTGCATTATTATTATCAAATGCACCTGTAGTATCTCCTTCAAAAGTTATAATTTTCTTTTCCCAAGTATCAGCAGATGAAATAGTATAAGATTTTGAAATTTGTCTTGAATTATCTCTATCAAATATTTCTATAATATAAGTTCCTGTTTTGTTAGATTTAACCCAAAATGATAAAGTTAAACTTTCTGCATTAGAAGTTCCTTTTTTTAAATATTGTACATTTTGACCTTCAACTCTTTGATTAAACATCATAGAAGAACCAGCACTTAAAGAAGCATTAGCAGTTGTACAATCCATTTTTAAACTATAAGCAAAACCTTGACCACTAGGAACATCAGTAGATTGAGATTGTGTCCATGTTCCAGCAGAAGATAAGCTAAATCTAAATCTATCTATAGTATTATAACCAGCACCTGTAATTCCACTAACAGAAGTTCCTCTTTGAGCAATACTCATATCTCCATTTATAATGATATTTCTAAATGGTATTGGTTCAATATACTTAGCAGCAGTTACAGCATTGTCTTGTATCTTTGCTGTACTAATAATATTATCTTCTAAGTCATTAGCACTTAAAGGAATTGCTGTTGGTTTGTTTCCTATGAAAGGCATTAACTAAAATCTCCTATGTACTTATTGCATCTACTGTTGATACCCAAACATCTAATGATGAAGGTGTGTCAGATATTACTTTTAAAGCATCATTATTTTGAACTACAAATTTAGCACCACCATCAAGAACTTGTAATGCTGAACCCGCAGGAATTGGTGCATCTTTAATTAAGTAAATATC